CGACACGCCTGTTATTATCGCTCCGCGCCTGGGGTGCATCCAGCAAAGCTGACGCAAAGAAGAAAGCAGCAGCAATATCAAGACGCAATAAAGCAAAGAAAGGAAAAAAATAATGCCTATGGGAAAAGGAACTTACGGCTCGAAGAGGGGTCGTCCAGCGAAGAAAGCTGCCAAGAAAATGGGCAATGGTTTGACTGCAAAGCAGAAGACATTGCCTAAGGCTTTGCAGCAACGCATTATGAAAGCCAAGAAGAAAAAGAAGTAATACTGGCAGAAAGGGGGGTTTATGCCACCCTGATAAGCCAGCCACTACCATCCTTTTGTTTAGCGCTATGATACTTGATGCGCTTTGTGTGCATCGAGCGTCTAGCGTTATCATATTCTTTTACTGTGTATGTTAAGAAGCCGTCACCTGGCTTTAGCTCGTCAAGGAAATCCCACTTGCCTTTTACTTTACGCAGCTCTGGCACTTTTCCTTCAATCATTCTGAGCGTTTCTTGACCGCAACATTCGCACTTCCATACATTTACCCTCTCCATGACACAGTACCTCTCCTCTACCGTTACATACCCAACTGCCCTCTAGGGCTATGTGATTTTTGCCGCACTCCACACACTGCACAGTGCGGCTCTTGTCTATTTTTTTACTAGGTTTCTTCCTACCCTTATCGTACCACGCCATGCTTTTCTTTCTTCATGTCGTGCATACTTCTCTCGATTAACTCTTGCGCCATGTAAAGCATTTGCATTGCTGTCATTTGCTTGAAGGATGACTTGCCATCAATCGTGATAAGCAAGCCATCTTCATACACAGCTACAAGTACCTGTGGCTGATACTCCATTAGAACGGAATATCGTCATCAAGTGACAGATTGTTTTTGACAGCAACAGTGTCTGCCAGTTTCTTCATGCCACCTTGTTGCAAATCAGCAGACAGGTTATCAGTGCCTCGCGCTGCCTCACCCACAGGCTGAGTAAAAGAGATACCCAAGCTACCGTCTGCTTCCTCAAAGACACGCACAGAGTAAGACACGTCACCACGCAGATGAACATCGGCTGGTGCGCCATCCTTCCAAGGGGTAAACTTACCATTGCCCCACCTGGCCTTGCCTTGGTCATTTGGGAAAACTTTTACATTCATTATCTTTTGGTATTCACGAGCCATATTTACAATCCTTTTTCTAAGTCGGCTAGTTTGTTAGTGAAGAGCATCATTATGCCTTCTGCTTTTTCAGGCGACCTGTCCTTCACTGCTTTAATCTTTGCCTTGTGTTCGGCAAAGTACGACTCCACAGCGACTCTGGCTTTCTTGCCAATCAAGTCGTTTGCTATCTTCCTATACAGGTCAATGTCAGCTTGTTTGTGGGGGTCATCAGGGTCAGGCTGTGGCGCTCGCTCCGTCAAGGGAGGAGGGCTGTTCGGAGTGTCATTGCTGCCTACAGCCTGATGCTTTAGGTTCTCTGCCTTTCTAGGCACAGCGTCCATTTCATTTGCTGATGCGTACTCGCCACCAGCCAATCCTATCGAGGCTAACGCTCTACCAATCGCGCTGCTCTCGCAATTCTCTAGCGCAGAGGTGGTGTTCACATGCCCTTGGCCTCTGATTTCTTCTGCCATACCAGACCCGACAGTGATGCCATCCGCATTAGTAATTATAGCTTTAACAACGACTCTTTGTCCATCGTCAACGATAATCTGCGTATCTACACCATATTCTAGGCCAAAGATTGTTCTGAAGGCTTCCATGCGATGTACGACTTGTGTGTATTTTTTGCCGCCTCGCTGGGTGATGCCGTGTTTTTGATGGAACTCATTGACAAGCCCCATCGCTTCCATAATTTTACTCATTTTTTACTCCTAGAACTTTATCTCGTCTTGTTCGCTTTCAAGTCTTTCCATCAGGTTCGTCATCATTCGCATAGCAAAGATAAGCGTAGTGGTAATTTCTTCCTGTTTACGCTCAATCCTGTTCAAACGTTCCTGTTGTAAGTCAATAGTTTGGCTTTGCTCTTCAAGCGGTGTCATTATCTCCTCCTTTTTACTGAACCAATAGCTTTGCCGCGTTTACACATAGAAGCAGGGCGGTTTTTGCCCTGATTCGGCTCTATTTCAAGGGTTTTCCTGCGCAACAACGCCAGATGCTCCTTAAATTCCTGTACTGTCATCTGCAATACATTTTTCATGCTATATCCCACGCTTTTTTGGCAATAGAAAGTATCTCGCCACCATGTCTGCCAGCAATTTGCCCAAAGTCAGGTGCTACCAAGCCAAACAACGTCTTCCAGTTACCGTTAGATGCTTTGAGTAGGTTTTGTACTACTAGCCATCTTCTCACCACATTTTCGTAGGCTTCTTCCAAGGATTCAGGCTGCAAGGCGGCACAATTTTCTGGTGTGCAAAGGTGGTAGCCCTCGGCAGTGACAAATAACAAACCAGGCTTGAGGCCAGTGCCTTTCCAATAGACTGCTTGCTGTGCAAGCTGGTATTCGGTTGGCTCTGTCCTTGGTTTGGGTACGCGCCATGTGCGTGTGCCATCTTTTTTTGGTGGGTTTCTTGTAGGAAAAGAACACTTCAAGTCCAGCTCTTTTGTTTCGCTACTGTAGTCCAGAAACATAATCGTTGGCACATCAATGCGTTCATCTTTGTAGTATCGTGTGTACTCGCCCTCTATTTCTTCGTCACCAAAGTATTCTTTGATGCCAGCAATAGCGTATTTAACCATTTCGGGTATATATTCTTTGAAGGCTTCGTATGCTTCCGCATCTTTGCCATCATCCCATGTCAGTGGCTGGTACTGCATGTACTCTGTTAGTGCGCTTCGCATAGCTTGTGCATCATCAACGCCCTCACTTGCACCAAGTATGGGGCTATAGTCTAACGTGCCTAGGCCGTAGTCAGCTCCGTACTGGACGCACTGCCCACCACGCATACGAGCTGATGATGGGAATCCCATGCCATACTCTTGTCTGAGTAATAGTTTGAGTATGTGTTCGTCAACAGGCTGTGTTGCGCCTGATGCAGAAACATGCTTGCGACCATATTGCAAGCTGTAATCTGGTATTGTGTATTCCATTTTCTCCTCCAAGAAAATATAAAGGGGATAGGTCTAGCGTAGGAGAATATGCACATCAATTTAGACCTTGGTTGATGTAATGCGGCAACCTATCCCCAGCCGCATCTTTAGTTATAGGGGTTGATTACCAATCTGTCAACATGGTAAAAGAGAAATATGAGATTGATTGATTATATTGAAGAACAGGGTATTACGCAGGGTGAAGTTGCTAGAGCTTGTGACTTGTCACCAGCCGCAGTGTGCCGCATTATCAAAGGGCAACGCTTTCCAAGTCCAGAAACGTTGTATCGCATACATATATTTACAGGTGGAAAGGTGGGTGCTGATGACTTCTTTAGACAAAGAGTCGAGAATATGGGTTGAGTGTCCTGATTGTGGCGGTGAAGGCCGTTGCGAATATGAGATTGCTGTGCCTGATTGGGGTGCGCCTCGCGGTGGCGAGCTACAGGGCAAGATGATGGAGTGCGAGACTTGCGGAGGAAGTGGCGATGTTCTCTTGGTTATTGAGGAAGAAGAAGACGAGGAAGAGTTGTGTATCATCGTCCAACTCGAGCGAGCTGGCTCAATCCACTAACATTATTGTGAAGTATTCACTAGCTTGTGAACCAGTGCCAGAGGGCTGGAAGTCAGTTCCTATGCAGGGCTGGCATGGGCAAATGGGCAGAGTTATATGGGTGTATTATGACAAACGGTAGACAAAAAGGTGCGGCTTTCGAGCGTGAAGTCGCCAAGTTAATAGACGAGCATCTAGGCATCAAGGTCAAGCGTGACCTCGAGCAGTACAGGGCAAGCGACCACGGTGATTTGATAGGTCTTGATGGCTGGACTATAGAGTGCAAGCGATATGCGGCAGACAGAGGCACTAGCGGCAGTTTCAAGCCAGCATGGTGGGAACAAGTAGTCGCTGCCAGTCTTTCATCTGGCACAGAGCCAGTGCTTATCTATAAGTATGACAGACAGCCCATCAGGTGCGTAGTGTTTCTCAGCAGTATCAACCCAGACTATGCTGGCAAAGATAATGTTGCGACAATCAGTTTCTCAACATGGTGTATGCTTGTGCGCGAAGGCTTCACAGAGAATAGTTTTGTTGCAGATTTATGCGATAGCCTAATTGACGCGGATAAAAATATATGATATTTCCTGTGAGGTGTTAGACGCATAGCTAAGCATTAATGCTAGTCTTTCCTGCTAGTGCGTTACATATTTTTTATAAAAAAAGAGGCCTAGCAACAATGCTAGGCGATGTTGCTAAAGCAACAATGCTAAGCATCAATGCTTGGCATCAATGCTTAGCTATGCGTGTTTATTGCTTTTTGCAAGATTATCTCTTGCAAGTATTACTCGCAGATTCTCAGCTATATGCAGTCCACAAACATTTTCACCCTGAAGTGGTATGATGTGGTCAACATGATGAACAAGGCCAGT